GCTCTGGAGGCAGCACTACTCAAATATCAGGAACATTAATTACAGCATCTCATGTTCCTATTAATCATAACCCAAATTCAGTTCCTGGAAACATTCAATTTACTAAAGAAGATAGTTCAACATTTAATGTTACAACAGGAAAAACTTGGCTTACTGCTAGTAATGTAGCATTAACTGTCCCTGTAGGTAGTTACGGTGTATATATTAATTATAATGGTTCTAGTAAAGTTACATTAGATATAACAGGATCAAATATTGGAGATGAAATTGAAGTTGTTACAGGTAAAGATGCTGATGGTAAAATAGGAATTGATTATGATACAGGTCAAGTAATGACATGGACTACTCAATCAGCAGTTGGTGGGGGTTTTGAAACATCTTATGCTAATGAATATCCAACATTTAAATTAGTTTATGTAGAAACAGGAAAATGGCATCTTGTTAGATATATGAGTGCAGAAATAGCAAGAAATGCAAGTGTATCTATAACAGATAGAATAGGTATTTTAGGTACTTAATTAAAATAAAAATAAATGGAAACAGTTACAGAAAAAAAGTTTTTAGAAAAAGAGGAATTAGAAAAACTTCATGGACTTCAAGAAAAAACAAAAGCTTTAGTTGTTGAATTAGGTGAAATAGAGTTAGTAAGAGTTCAATTAGATGTTAGAAGAAACCAAGCTGAAGAATTTTTAACAACTATTTCTGAAGAAGAAAGTACTTTGATAAGTTCTCTTAGTGAAAAATATGGAAAAGCTAACATTAATCCGGAAACAGGAGAAATTACTGAATTAAGTTAATTTAGTTGAAAAGATACCATATTTATAATAAAACTTAAATTTATCAACCGATGAATGAAACTCTTTTGTCTCCTGGTGTATTAGCTATAGAAAATGATCAATCAATTATTGCTCAATTACCAATACAAGCAGGTGCAGCTATTATAGGTCCAACTGTTAAAGGTCCTGTAGGTATTCCCACAGTATGTACTACCTATAGTGATTATACAAATAAATTTGGTTCTACTTTTGTAAGTGGAGGTAAATTAATATCTTTTTTTACATCAATTTCAGCTTATAATTATTTTGAAAATGGAGGAGGATCTTTATTGGTTACAAGAGTAGTAAGTGGTACATTTTCTCCTGCTACATCTTCTGTTATTCCTTCTCATATAGCTTCAATATCATCTTCTGCTACCATAGATTTAACACCATTTCACCCTTCTGGGTCTTTTATTATAAATGGTATAACTTTTCTTATTACAGGAAGTACTGTTGATACTTCATATGATGATGGAACCTATACAAACACTTCAACTTTAATATATGTCCCATCAGGGTCAAATGTTAATAATACAGTAATTTCATGTTCAAGTACTTTTAATGTTAGTAATTCTATAGCTCCTTATAGTGCTTCTTTACAATTAATAACAGCTAGTAACTCAACAAGCAACATTGTTTTAACTTATACAGGTTCAAATGGATTATCAGGGAATAGTATAACTTTTAATTCAGGAAGTACAACATCTTCTTTTTCTGGAGGTCAAAATTCTGAAGCTTTTATATTAGAAACCCTTTCAGAAGGATCTATAATGAATAGTTCAGGTTCTGAAAGTGCGAATGGTCTTTTAAGTAGAGGAACTTCAAATAATCTAAGATGGCAAATACTATCCCCAGATACAGCTTCAGGAACATTTTCTCTTTTAATTAGACAAGGAAGTGATACAACATTATCACCTTCAATTGTAGAAACTTATAATAATTTATCATTAGATCCAACTTCTACTAACTATATAGAAAGAATTATTGGAAATAGTGTTCAACAAATTCAACAAGATGGAACTGATTACTATATTCAAGATGTTGGTGAATATGCTAATAATTCAAGATATGTAAGGGTAAAACAAGTATTAACCCCAACCCCATTATTTTTAGATAATAATGGTCAAGCAAAATCAATATTTACCTCATCAATACCTTTTCCTTCTACGGGAGTATTTGGAAGTGCTGTTGGAGAAATTTCTTCATCTACCACAACAAATAATTACTATGAAGATATTTCAAATACAAATTCTCAAGGTCTTGTAGCTAGTGATTATGATATTTCAATTAACTTATTATCCAATAAAGACAATTACCAATTTAATTTTATAACAGTTCCAGGATTAGTAGACAATTCAAGTTTTCCTAATCATGTTTCTACAATAAGTAATTTAGTATCTAATGTACAAAATAGAGGAGATTCAATGGTAATTTTAGACTCCTCAACTTATGGAGCTTCAACTTCAAATGTAATAACATCGGCAGCTGCAAGAGATACATCATATGCTGCAACATATTACCCATGGATACTTACAATTGACCCAAATTCAGGACAATCTGTATGGGTTCCTCCATCAGTAATGGTTCCAGGTGTTTATGCTTTTAATGATGGTGTTGCAGACCCTTGGATAGCCCCAGCAGGTGTAAATAGAGGAATTATTGGGACTGCAGTTAAAGCTGAACGATTTATATCACAAACATCACGAGATGCTTTATATCAAGGAAATGTTAACCCAATAGCAACATTTCAAAATTCAGGAGTTACTATATTTGGACAAAAAACCTTACAGAAAAAACCAACCGCTTTAGATAGAATAAATGTAAGACGTTTATTGATAGAATTAAAATCTTTTATATCTCAAGTAGCAGATACTTTAGTATTTGAACCTAATAATGTAACTACAAGAAATAATTTTTTATCTCAAGTAAATCCTTATTTACAAACAGTTCAAGATAGACAAGGATTAACTTCTTTTCAAGTTGTTATGGATGAAACAAATAACACCCCTACAGTAATAGATAATAACGAATTAGTAGGAGCTATTTTTATTCAACCTACAAGAACAGCTGAATTTATTAGATTAGACTTTAATGTATTACCAACGGGTGCTAATTTTTCTTCGTAATACTTAATTTTATAAAAAAATAATAATATTTATAATAAAAACATAAAATGGCAAATTTCACTATCTCTCCTGGAGTAACTACAAATGAAATAGATAATACATTTTTACTAGGACAACCTGTACAAGCCGGTGCAGCTATTATAGGTCCTACGGTTAAAGGTCCTATCGAACAACCAACTCTAGTAACTTCTTATTCTGATTATACTAGTATTTTTGGTGATACATTAGTAAGCGCTAGTAATACTTATTCATACTTAACTTCAATATCTGCTTATAGTTATTTTAATTATGGAGGATCATCACTATTAGTAACCAGAGTAGTAAGTGGTACTTACTCTGCTGCTACTTCATCTATTATTCCAACAGGATCATTTAATAGATCAGCTTCAACAGCATTATATGTAAGTAATAGTATGTATACAGCTTCTGGATATTTAACTGGTGGAACAAACCCATTCCAATTAGAAACATTTACCGAAGGAATAGTAGCTAATAGTAATGTTACTTCAAGTACATATTATACAAATGGTTTATTAACATCAGGATCAAAAGATAATATTAGATTTGAAATTTCTAATGTAAGTACATCTTCAGGATATTTTAATGTTTTAATAAGACAAGGAAATGATATCCAAGCAAAACCAATAATCCTTGAAACGTGGAATAAAGTAAATCTTGATCCTAATTCTGATAGATATATTGCTAAAGTAATTGGAGACCAAACATTAACATATGATACAACTAATGAACAAAATATTACTGTTGGAGATTTCCCAAATAATTCAAGATATGTTCGTGTAAGTGCAGTAACTACTAAAATGCCTAATTACTTAGATGCTTCAGGTAACCCAAATAGTGATTATACAGGTTCAATGCCTTTAGCTGGTGTTGGTGTATTTGGTGGAGCAACAGGAGATGTTAAAGGAGGAGCTTTATTTTATGATAATATTGAGGATGATGATACTCAAGGATTAGTAGCAGATAGTTATGACACTGCTATTACATTAATGAAAGATAAAGACACATATAAATATAATGTGTTATTTACTCCTGGGTTAATGAATAATTTAGCTACTCATACTTCTAAAATAACAAGTATTATAACCAATACAATAAAGAGAGGAGATGCTCTATATGTTCCTGATATGACAGATTATGAAGGGACACTTACTGAAGCTGTTTCAGAAGCAAGCTCCAGAGATACTTCATATGCTGCAACATATTGGCCTTGGGTTAAAATGTTAGACCCAGGAACAGGAAAACAAGTATGGTTACCAGCATCAACAGTTGTTCCAGGTGTTTATGCTTATAATGATAAAGTAGCAGCTCCATGGTTTGCCCCAGCAGGTATTAATCGTGGTGGATTAAACACAGTTTCTTATGCTAAATTTAAATTAACTCAAGCTAATAAAGATGATTTATACGAAGCTAATATTAATCCATTAGCAACACTATCAGGAGAAGGAGTTGTAGTATTTGGACAAAAAACATTACAAAAAGAAGCATCTGCTTTAGATAGAGTAAATGTAAGAAGATTATTAATTGAACTAAAATCTTATATTGGACAACTTGCAGATCAAATAGTGTTTGAACAAAATACAGCTACTACAAGAACTAGTTTTCTTGCAAGAGTAACTCCTTATTTAGAAAGAATCCAACAAAAACAAGGATTATATGCCTTTAAAGTAGTAATGGATGATTCTAATAATGGTCCTGCTGTAATAGATAGAAATCAATTAGTTGGACAAATTTATATTCAACCAACTAGAACAGCAGAATTCATATCCCTAGACTTTATATTAATGCCTACAGGAGCTGAATTCCCTAGTTAAAAAAACAAAAATTAAAATATTTATAATAAAACAAGAAAATAAAATAAAATGGCAATATTAAATCCAAACGAAATTTTCTACACAGCATTTGAACCAAGATTAACTAATAGGTTTATTCTTTATATGGATGGAATTCCATCTTATCTTATAAAAGGAATGGGAGCTATTTCATTAACACAAACAGCTGTTCCTTTAAACCATATCAATGTCCAACGTTATGTAAAAGGAAAAACAATATGGAATACAATCCAATTTACAATGTATGAAGCTATTACCCCTTCTGGAGCACAAGCAGTAATGGAATGGGTACGTTTAGGACACGAATCAGTAACAGGTAGAGATGGTTATTCTGATTTCTATAAAAAGGATATAACATTCCAAGCTTTAGGTCCTGTAGGAGATGTTGTTAACGAATGGATTATAAAAGGAGCAGTAATTACTGAAGCTAATTTTGGAGATTACAATTGGGATGATGATGGTACCCCTGTTAATATGACAGTTACAGTACAACCAGATTATTGTATCTTGAATTACTAGGATAAAATATTTTGATTAGTTACAAGAGCTCCACAATTATGTAGGAGCTTTTGTTTTCTTCTTTGGAGAATTAAATTATTAGTTATATATTACATAATATGAAGTTTTTAAAAACACTATTTTTTATATTTTTAATTAACTTTTTCTATTCACAACCGTGTAATGGAACTGAATCTTTTACTTTAACCCCACCCCCTCCTGCTGCAGGATATTCTCCTGGAACAGTTGTAACTGTTTGTTATACAATGGATGGTTGGAATTTTAGCCCTGCTGTAGCAGCAGAATGGTTAGAAGGATTCTCAATAACTTTAGGTGCAGGTTGGACAAATTTAACACCAGGAACCCCACCTTCTGATTGTAATGAAACACCTGCTGATGGTCAATGGATATGGTCTTTAACTACAACATCATTAAATACTGGAAATGTAGTAGGACCTGGATGGTTTTATGAATATGGTAATCCTGCTTTTTGGAATAATGATGCTGGGGATGATTGGGGAGATTTTGGTGAAACTTGTATATGGTCATTTTGTTTTGATATTACAGTAGTTAATTCATGTAACCCTTTAGATCTAACAATAGTAGTTACTGCAGGAGGAGATGGCAATTGGGGAAGTTTTACGAATGTTTCTTGCACACCAAACCCTTTTAACATATATAATGGAAATATAAACCCAAACCCCCTACCACCATTGGGACCAATAAATCACAATTAAATAAAAGCTATGAAAAAAATTCTCTCATTATTTTTCTTTTTAATAACATTTTTAAGTTATTCTCAATTAACAACAATAAACCCTGATACAGTATGTTATCAAACATCAGGTTCAATTTATCAAGTATCAAATGCACCTGGTTATGTTTATAACTGGACAATTTTAGCTCCTGGAGTTATTACAGCAGGTCAAGGAACAAACCAAATAACAGTAGATTGGTCAGCA